TGCTGCAGCACTTCATTTTCAGTTTTCTTCATAAAGAAAAACATAGCAACTTTTGCAAAAACAAAAAAGGTAATGTAAGCCAGAGAAACACCAAGTAAAATTTTTGTGGTTATGCCTGTTACAGCCAAGATAAAAATAATAGGTAACACAAAGAATAAAGCGAAAAACGCAATAGCCTCTTTACCCAACCAATGGATAAGTTTAACTTCATCTTTAAACATAACCCCTCCTTATTTACTTACCTATACTGTACAAAATACATTCATTTTAATCAATAGGGAGTAGCTAATTTTTTTAACTTTTTTACTAAACAATCAACGATTTAACAAATAAGACTCTACGCCATCATCTTCTTTATCTTCTGATGCCTTATTTGTATTAAAAAATGGCATTAAATCGTTCAATGTTGTGGCTTTCTGTTTTGGATCTTTATGAATTAACGCTAACAAATGAGCAATCTGCGCTGTGCGATAATCATCTCTCCATAAACCAAATGGCTGTTCTTGATAAAACAGCATATATTCCTGAAAATGTTTTTCAGGCATTTGTTCGATTTCTTCTAACGTTTTGCCCAACGCAAGCGATAAAGTTATTTGGAACTTGCGTCGGTCATTAAGTTTTTTGGTTCATCGCCCATCAATGCTCGACTTAATTCTTCGGAAACTTCATTATCTAGGCTTGATAATGCTTTCAAGTCATCTTCATTTTCAAAATCAAACAATAGATTTCCATCTTTGTCACATAAGCGGAGGGCTAGATTTCGGGCTAAACGATATGGATCGTAAACTTTTCCTAATTGCTTGCCTAATTCATCAGGATCATCATAATCAAGCTCAATACCTTGTGCTTTTGCAATATCACACAATAGTTTGTGCTGGCCAAACAATCCACGGTTCACATCACCGACACTTAATGCTCTTACATAGTACTTTTCGCCAAGAATTTCAATTTCGGTTACTTTAGGTTTATGCTTCAACAATTTGTTTCTCAAATCCATTGTATTTACCCTCTTTTATGGTTAAAATTTACTCGTAGGTAAACTACTCCTGCATTAAAGGTTAATCAAATAATTAAAGCCAAGAGCCGATCACTCTTGGCTTTTTTTATTATTAAGCTACAGGTAAATGGTACTCCTGTTTTGTATGCTTAATAGTCGCACCGCTTTCAAATTTACCCATAGTTTCACCGGAGTAACCATTGCCAGATTTGAAATAACCAGTGCCATACATCGTACCTTGACCATTTGGGAAAACTAAACGGAAAGGAAACTTCGATTTTGAAAAGAATTTTTTACGACATAATTTTTGCATTTCAGATGTTGGCGCAGTAAAGAACTTCATCTGAGTCTCACCGTACTCAAACTCACCTGCTTCGGTGGCTTTGCCATCATCACACATGGTAGTCACATCTTCTTCGGTCAATGTATCTTCGCTACGCTCTAAATTTCGGAGCTCACAGAAATTATTTGACCATTTCACTAATGCCGCTTTAGCATCAGTAAATACTGTTGGTTGATCATACGCTGACCAATCAACTTCATCGGCCAATGTGATTACATCTGCCGCAACAGATTTAACTGGATAATATCCATCTAGTGCACCTAAACCGGTAACTAAGACACAATCACCAGTTTTAAATCCGCTTGACGCAACAGTAATTGTTGCATTTGGTGTTACAGCACAAGCTGTAATTTTCTTACCGGCATCTTCGGATGTGCCAATATAAAACCGTGTTTTTTGGAACGGTGTGGTTTTTGCTGCCATGTTTTATTCTCCATAAGCAATTTGATAATTGATTACGCGACGATGTAGCTTTGTATCCGCTTCATAATCGCTAAAATCATTCATGCGCTCCGCAAAGTCGAACGCCGCCGAAAGTGCGGTAAAAATCTGTTTGCGCAGGCTAAAAATGTCATCAGGGTTTGGGCTGTAAATGTCAATCTGCACCTGATAATCATCAAGATCGCCATCTTCCAGCGCCGAATTTGGCGAGATGTTCGGGAATTGATACACAATCACCGGGAAAGCCTTGTTTGTTTCCGGAATCAGCCCATAAAAACAACGCCCCGACACCAAAGGCGACAGGGCGCTAAAAAGTTTCTTCTGGATCATGTCATTTGCCAGCCTCCGCAATTATTTCTTGTTGCAGTGTGTCAATGATGGCTTGCCCCGCCTGTTCCTTCGATTGCTGAAAGGCGGGTCGCATAAACGGTCTCGCGGGCATTTTAGATGTGCCAAATTCAAGATAACGCCAGTAAAACGGATCGCGCGGATTGTACGCACTGGATTTACCACCCTTTTCCTTGAATTTCAGCACTTGCTTGGTCGAAAGCCCCTTTACCCAAATATAGGCGTCAGTTCTGCCATTTTTGCCGACTTTCGTACGGCTTTGAATGGATTTTCTTAATGTACCTGCACGTCTGTGCGGCACGCTTTCTTTCAAGACTGGTGCGAGCGAACGCGCTTTGTCACGCACAATTGCACCGCCTTTACGCATTGCTTTAACGGCAATACGGTTAGAAGTCTTTCGCCCAAGGCTTTGCATTGCTTTTTGCAACTCTTTCAAGCCATCAACGCGGACCGTTACGCTACCCATTAATCACCTCTTTACACATGAGCTGCAACGATACATTGCGCTCCTGCGTATTGAGTACCGACACAATCTCTAAAGTACGCTTACCGAACTTAACCAGCATTGTCGGCATAATCCCGTCAAGATAACGTAGCCAAATTTGCGTAGTGACTTCCGACTGCACTTGTTGAGCCGAAAAATACTCGCGCCCAGACAGCGGACGCACATCGGCCCAAACGGTCGCAACGTTTTTCCACGTCGTCACCGCCGCGCCGTAGTCGTTTACGGTATTGACCTGCTTCTGCAATGTGATTCGATGTCGTAGTTTTCCGATTTGCATTAGGCCCCCATGATTCTGTAAGGTTGGATAAGGCGCCAAGTTCCGATCTCAATTTCTTTACTGCCGAAATTACCAACTACTACACTTTCCCTGTTTTCATACCAGTGCGCAATTAGCATTAGTGCTGCATGTCTAATTGGTGCGTTAATAACAATTCCGGTCAAATCGGAGTCTGGAACGTTGTCATCATATAATTTACGTCCAAGCTGACTTTCAATGTGGCCAAGCGCGGACTCTATATATGACTGTAATACGTCGTCTTCGTCGTCATTATCAATACGGCAATGCGCCTTTACCAAGTCTAACGAGAGCATAAGCACCTCAAAAAATTAAGCCCTCACATTGGAGGGCTGGTTACTATTATTTTTTGGCCGCCAATGTGCCCTTAACAAAGGACTCAGGGCGATAAATCGCAAGCGCTAAACGTTCTTCACAAAGAATTGTGACTAAGTTCTTCACAAAGTCATCTTCGTTTTCGGTAGATACTGCAATACCTGATTGTTGGCGGTCAAAGATTTGCGCACCTAAATCAAATGCACCAGTTAAGAAACTTCCTGCTGTCATTGCTTGGGTTTGTACAACAGGAATGCCCCATAAAGTAGGCTGAGCTAAACTTTGAGGATTGCCGATAATGTGACGACCCATTGTGTCTTTTTCTAATTCGATTTTCGCCCAATCAATAGGGTTTAAAACGAAACCATTAGATGGATATTCAGCAAGAACTACCTGTAACAGAGCTAAACGCAATTGGTCAATGATAGTATAGGATGCCAGTTTTGCCGGATCTGCGAAAGCTTGAGCTGTCTGCATAATGCCTTGAAGACCGCCACCAGTACCATCACCATTTAATAACTGTAAGTCTTCTTTCAATTTGAGACCGTAAGTTAAACGACCATTGATGTAACTTTGCAACATTGACGCATCGTCTAAAATTTGGCGAGACGCCTTCACAAAGTGCGCTAAAGTTTTAACGCCAGTAGTCACTTCTTCAAATTGAAGATCGGATTGTGCCTTTTTAGTGCCCTCAGATGCTTGCGGGCCAGCATTATTCGTAAAACCTTTTTCACGAACATAAGTAATCGCATTGCTATCTGTGGTGCCAGGCATTAACAAATCACGAATGGTTAATTGACGATTTGGCGCTGCCACAATCCCAGGTACGCGATGCTCAACGACCAAAGCGCCCGCAGAACCAGCAGCATCAGTTGTTAAACTGGTAATGGTAGCCTTCAAACTTAATTTAGCAGATTTACCGGAACGCGGATCTTGCGCAAATAATTTAAAGCCTTCGGTTTCCATTAATTGCTGAGCAATAGATTTTTCGGCTTCTTGACCCGCACCACGACGCGCCATTTTTTGTTCAATGTCGTCTAAACGGCTTTTTGCATCGGTGATAGTGGTCAAGGCTTCGTCCACGCGCCCTTTTAGGTCTTCAAGACCTTTTTCACCGTTCGCCATTTTGCCTTTAAGTTCTTCACCTAAATCTTTCACAGAATCGGTGGCTTTTTTCAACTCAGTGGCGAGCTGTTCAACATTTTTTTCTTGTTCGGACATATTAATTTCCCTCATTGATTGATTTTAAAATAGTTAGTGCATTGCTGATTTCGTTGTTTTCAGGCTCGCCCTGAATAAGTTTTCGCAAACCATGACCAGCAACAACCGTGGCTTGTGCTTTTGAGAACCCTAAATCTCTCAGGGCTTTTTCAAATTCCGGTAAAGTAGGCAAACTACCTTTCGCCAAAGCGGATTTCACCACCTCAACACGGCTTTCTTCATTAGCCGGGAATGTAACAATTGAAATTTCTTTCAAGTCAATTTCGAGCAATTCTAAGACGTCATCCACTTCGTTATACGCCCACTTATTCAGCCGATACCCAATAGATAAACCATCAATAGCGCCGGCAAGTAAAAGCGCATGAATCTCTTTTGCTCTTGCAACGTCATTCACAAGCAAACGCCCTTCACCATATAAACCGTGCTCATCTTCTTTAAGCAACGTCCAAACACCAATAGGCTGATTGCGATCATGATTCCACAATACAGGCGGCATTTTATTTTGAGCATTCCAACCTTGAATGGACTGTGCGAATGCCCCCTTTCGGACGACTTCATTGTAGCTATCTGGAACATCAAAAACATTACAATAGCCAGAAAAAAAGCCGTCTTCTTTGACGGCTTCGGTTTTAAATAATAGGTCTTTAACCTTAATTGACATTTTCTGTTTCCTTTCCTATTTTATCGATTGATGTTAGGTTTAACTGGACAGTAAGCTGATCTGCACCATCAACCGGCGGTAAATTTTCCAACGCCCTAACCTCATTACGGGTCATTACGCCATTTTGTAATAAAACAGTATAAAAACTCGCACGCCCCGCACTATCCGCTCGAAGTAGTCCCTCAACGCTAAAAATAGGATAAAATTTTGAACGCTCACTAGGATTCAACAACTTCCGCGTGATGGTCTGTTCAATCCGTTTTAGAGTTGGATTGAGTGAATAGGTTAAGAAATTTTGGTTAATTTGTTCCGCACTTGACGCCCAAGACGAGGATTTATCTGTGCTGTAAATTAACTGTGGAGGAACCCCAAACGCACGACAAATCTCTTCAATACCAAAATAACGGCTTTCGAGTAATTGTGCATCATGAGGATTAATCCAAGCGCCTGACATATTTGCAGGCTCCATTCCAGCCTCAAGAATCATCCATTTACCCGCATTTTCCGGCTTACCAAACTCACCCAATGCAGTGCGCATTATTTTTCGCTGTTCTTCCGTCAAAACACGCTCACCAGTTTTCAAAAAACCGCCTGCTTTAAGATTATTCTTAAAGGCCTTAGATGCAGCGTTATTAGCATCAATCTGCAACCCCATAACTTGAGCTTGATAAGCAATCGGAGATAATCCGACCAAACCATCAAGCGTAAATCCACGAAAATGCAATATTTCTGATTCGTCGTACTCTCCACCATCAACATTATTTTTAGTATAAGTGTAATATATGGACCCATCATCACGGCGGGTTACACGCATATACTGCGGATCAAAAATATCAAGCGCCACTACGCGTTCACCAACTCGGACAATTCGACAGTAGGCGTTTCCCCATAAATCAAGATTTGCAATGACCGCTTCCCAGAACTCGCTTGAACACATATCAGCATTTGGGGAGTCATGAATAATTTTATAAAGTGGGTGATCTACTGCTATTTTTCGCTCTGCATTTTTTAAATGAAACGGTAATGATGCTATTGTTTGACTACGAAGTCTGACACATGCCCAGACCGCACTTAATTTCAATGATGTTTCTGCATCTACCGCTTTTCCTGAACCGCTCGATTGGCTGACAAAAGGTTCTGATGTAGAACCTTTATCAAGGCGCTTCCCGCCACCGAACCAACGGTTATAAAATCTAGTCCACCAACCTTGATCATTTAATGTATTCATGCGATTACAATATCCTGTAAATATGAATCAATATTTTGCGGTGTTTCTGCTGTTTCAGCTATCCCGCGCGCCATAGACAAAGCTACCATTCCATCAATGCGTCCTGTTGCTTTGTGTTTTTCAAATTTTCTGTTTCCAGCCGGGTCTTTTACGATCACCGCATTCGCTGCACACATTGTTAAAACTGGGTGCATCCCGTGACGTAAATTCGCATTAAGCAAATCACTTTCTAGCGCATCAATTGCGGGCGACATATCCTTAAAACCTTGACCAAATGGAACCAAAGGCAAATCAATTCCTTGTAATTCCATTTCTCTTTTGAAAATATCAATGCGCCAACGGTCAAAAGCGATCGCCGCAATATCAAAATCACTTAGGATTTCAGCAATATCACGTACCACATAGGCATAATCTACTGTTGCACCAGGTGTTGTTCGGATAAATCCCTGTCTTGCCCAAACATCGTACGGCACTCTATCTCGCTTTGCTCGGTCTTCAATACCAACTTCAGGCGTCCAAAAGAATGAATATACGTTAGTTTTACCGTTATGCTCCTTAGCAGTCAGCACTAAAGAGGTTAAATCGGTACGCGCGGATAAGTCCAAACCGCCGTAAGCAGTTAAACCGCTGGGGCTACTCTGCTCCTCGCCGTTCTCTTTCCATATATCAATTGAAACAAAGGACGAAACTGTGCTTACGCGTTGATTAAGATTAAGATTGCGGAATGTGTTTTCAAAACTTGGCATGCGATTAGCTTTATCAGCAAGTTTGCGAATATCTTCTTCACTACGAAACACGCCTAAAGCTGGATTGGCCTGTTTCCACGCTTTCGGATCAGTAATTTTCAAATCTTTGTCTGCGCTATAAACATGGCACACCGTATGAGGATCATTACTGTTTTTAGCGTCATCAATCCATATCGAGAGCAAATCACCATCGTTCGCTGCCTGAGTGCTGATAGTTAGCAATAACGGATTCTTATGTGCGCCTTGAGCGGTAGTGATAGCATCAACGAATGCTGATTGCGGCCCCTGTACTTGCCCTACTTCATCAAGTATTGCTAACACAGGAGATAGCCCCTGTGCTGTCTTACCGTCAGCTGCTAGTGCTTTATATTCGACATTCATAGGCAAGCCTATCAGCCGCTTGCCACTTGGTTTAATCGAAACAATATTGCTTAATTTAGGGTTAAGCTGAATCATCTTTACCGCAAGATTAAACACTAACGCCGCTTGGTCACGGCTTAAGGCCCCGCTCACAATCTGACTATTTAAAATCGCCACTGGGCCGACCAAGTGGGCTAACAATAAGCAAGCGATTAATGCTGTTTTCCCATTTTTACGACCAATAGATAAAATGCCGTGACTTGTGCCGTGCGGGTTGTCGTAAACATCAAAAATATAATCTTTTTGGAAATCTTCTAACTTGATTGGCTGACCAACTAAAGCACCCTCAGGCACAAAGCAATAACGCTCAATGAATGCGATTACTTTTTCAGCCGTTGTCATCAGTTAATCACCCTTGCTATTAAACCGTCATCGTCATTGATTGCGTTTCTTGCTTCTTGATAAAGCTGATTCGTCTTAACCTGATCTCGACTTTCGCCATTTGTAGCCCTACTGTGGATTTGTAAACTGCGGCACATTTGGATTTCTCGCTTATACAGATCCTCAATAACATAATGCAGAGGGTGCATTTTCATTGTGCCAGTATCTGTTTTCACCCACCGGCGAGCCGAAGTAGATAATTCTTTTTCGTAATCATCAATTTCAACATAAAGTTTAGCGAGTTTTACCGCTCGCTCTTGATCAATTGGCGTCCAACTCTCCAAAGCTCTGCTCGGGATAATACTTTCCCAATACCGCATTTCCGCTTTTGTTAATTTTTGCGGCGGCTCCAACTTTGTTTGAGCGGCTTTATTAGCTAAAACTTTCGCTTCAGTGCTATCGCTTCTTATTTTGCGTGCGCCCATAAAAACCACTCCATAAAACCATAAAAAAGGGTATAAAAACTGTAATAGCGATAAAATAGAGTTCCCAGGGCGGTATTTAAGGTTTTTCGCCTGAACTTTTTACTCCCTCCTCCCTCTATTGAAATGATGTTCAGGGTCAAGAGGGAATCCATTTTCATCGCAGCCGATTTCGTTAATTTTGTTTGATTCTGCTTTCTGTTTCGCGCCATCATGATGTAGCTTGCAGAGTGATTGCAGATTACTAGGGGAATAAAACAAACTAAGGTTCCCTTTATGCGCTTTGATATGATCAACAACTGTTGCGGGGGTTAATCTTCCCTCTCGTTGACAATAAACACACAAAGGCTCTTTAGCTAAATGGTCAAGCCGCAATTGTTTCCAAGCTTTCTTGCTGTATAGATAATGCCAAGCATTGCGGTTGTTTTGATTAGTGCTGAGTGTTCTCAACTTGCCACTCTCTTATCTTATCCACCCTGTGTAAGCAAATATCGCGCTCACGCTTAAGGATGACTGAGTATTGAGTGATGTCTCCGTATGTGCTGCCGTTAAATCCTGTCTTATCCAAGTGAGCAACATAAGCAGGCGGCAATACAGGACAACCGGTAGCTTGTGGTTTACCTGCGCAAGAACTCAACAACATTACGAGGACCGGCAGCATTGTAAGGATGGCTCTGTTTAACATTTTGCGGGATTGATTTAATAACATCGTCTGATTCACTCCGTGCTTCTGCTTCCGCTTTTGACAGCTCTAACATGATGCGCTGATTTTCGGCGGCTTCGTCTTTCAGTCTTGTTATCTCTTTTTCTTGTTTGGATAACGCTTGCGCCTGCTCTTTGTTGTCGGCTCTTAAGTCAATAATAGTGTTGTACTGGTACAGCAAAACGCCGAGCAGGCACAAAACCGCAACGACACCAACACATATCGCACCAAACTTAATCCGCTTAATTAATTGTTCACCGGGGTTAAACATAAATCACGCTCCCTTAATCTTCGTTTTAATATAGATTTATGCACCTTACCATTCACCCTGGAATAATTAGGGAAAGTATTACACATGCGAATAAAATCTTTATCAATTGCAGCTTTATAAAGCTGAGTCTTTTTAAAACGACCACTTTCTCTATCTAAGAAAAACCGAGAACCTTGACACCCAATGTTAAAAATTAATGATCCCAAAGCATCTATTTGATTTTGGTTCATGTCATTGTATGGATAGTAATCAATAATGCACTTACTAACCTTGCGCAAATCTTTTGCATACTGATCTGCTATTTCTTCATTGGTATAGGTTTTACCAATGATGACATTAGCGCCACCCGTAGTAGCCGCTCCGATACCAAATGTCCACTCTTTTGCTGCACATTGATACGGATTAGTTCTACAACCTTCTTCATCACCAGTTTCGCGTGCACCATTCTCGGAAATTATAATTCCTGATGAACGATCTTCAGAGTCATATACCAATCCAACAATTACACTAACTAAACAAACACCAAAAGCGCTAGCTTTTTTGAGTTTTGACATCTTTATCATCCTGTATCATTTCACCGTTTTTATCGCGGACGCCAACTCTAATTTCTTCAAGTTCTAGCATTCGTTTTTTATAACGAGATTCACGGATATATCCGCATATAGTTACTAGTACACCTATCAAAACAGACCATTCTGATAAAGTCATAGCTCCGAATAAAGCAGTTAGCCAACCATAAGCCTGAGACTCTACAGGCATGTCTTTGAGAATTTGCATTTATACCCACCATATTTTTGGCAATAAAAAACCCCCGATGGAGAACCATCAGGGGTTTAAAAATCAATTCTGCGTTTGTAACGTGCAAAAAACGCACTATAGCTTATATGATACACATTTAGTCTAGACTGTCAAGCCGTTTTAT